CGAGGAGGACGAGGAAGACGAGGAAGCCGCCCTCGAAATGGTCGAAGAGGTGGACGAGGAAGGGTTCACTCGATACACCGGGAACGACGAGACGTTCAAGCGCGTGAACCAGGCGGTCGACACGTGGGATGAATGGAAACCGGAATCGCCTGTGGAAGAGTATCTTTTTAATGCCATCAATAGTAATGAGCACCTCTTGGGGTAAAGTCGAAGAACCCCGTGGATTTGACACCTCGTGTCGATTCAAGTGTCTCGTGGAAGAAGACTCTTCGTCGGAAGATTCACAGGATTCCGACGAAGAGGAGGAGGAGGATGACATCGTGCCCGCTCAGGCACCCAACAGGAAACAACACGTCAAGTATAAAAAAATTTTAACAAAGGAACCATTGCTCCCAGAGTGATTCGGAATTTTTTTTTCTCCAGTCCTTATATACTATACCATGTCCGAGCAAGTTGTCCTCGTCGCCCAAGAGGTTGAAGCGCAATCCTTGAACGCCCTCGTCGGAGGCTTCGCCTTCGCGGCGGCTATCTCGTGGGCTGATCTTGCGCGATTCGTCGTGTCCCGTGTCATCCCGGGTCGCCAAAACGGTTTGGCGCAAAACACCGTCACCGCCCTCCTCACGACGCTCTTGTCGGTCTTGATCTTCATGATCGTCTCCCGTGTCTCCAAGCGTGTCACCAAGCCGCAACAATCCCAGTTCGCGATCACGCGCTAAGCATCTTTATCAGGACAAATCCGATGAAGAGTATGATAACCAATGGAACGTATTTTTTCCAGTCATAAACACGTCCGTTTAACTCCGGAATGTTTATTGGTGGCGGTAGTTCCAACACGTCCTCCTCGACGACCTTGGGAAGGTTCAGGGTGCGATCGAGATTTCCCGTGATTCTGAATTTCAGTGCGTGGTCTTGCGAACGGAAATCGCACGGCACGAGTTTGTTATTCTCACGACTGAACCACTGAAGACGAAGACTGTCCACGTGTTTCTGCGGACCTCGAATGAATTCATGTAACACGACGTCGTCTTGTCCAGAGTACACCATGAATTGATCAGTGGGGTCGATCGTCGTGTTTAGGAGGGTTCCCGTGTAGAAGGGTGAATCCGTGTAACAGTCTTGGTTGAATTCATCGGACCCGGTGGAAATCTTCAACACGTACATCTTCGTCGGGTATTCGTAATTCACTCGACCCTCTTGATTGATCACCCCGTTATTCGATCTATGATCCGCCGCCGAGAACCCCAAGAGTTGGTTGGGTGTCGTTCGATCCTTGGCGTCCGTGGACCACCCGTCCACGCCCGTGTTGAATTTCAGCGTGTAATTGTAATTCAATCCACCCGTCGAAGCGACGTTGGAAAATTTCAACGAATTCCTGGTCGATCGCCACTCCACTAAATCGATGGTCGTGATGCCCGCGGACTGGATTCTGGCGACCACGTGATCTTTCAGGGCGGTGCCGCCGGTGAATTGTCTCGACGTGAGTTCGATGTCGTACGAACCGGCGTCGGGTATGGCGGTGACCCCGTCCGACGCCAAAGCGTCGACCTCGATCGTGAACTTGTTGTTACAATCGTGTAACACGGACTGGTGTGGAATCCTTGCCGAGACGAGTTCGATTTTCGTGACGTCATACAGCGGGGTCTTCAATGGCACGACATAATCACTCGCCGTTGCGTACAGGGCTGGATCTCTCTCACCACTGTCTACGTCTAGTATGTGATCCATCTAACATTCAGGGAGATTATAAATGTTAGCGAGATCGTTCACTCACTCACCCCAAAGGTAACTGAATGATCGAGAGTAGAATGTTCTAGGGTGTGACTGGAAAAATCGAATCACGTAATCAAACATGAAATCGACACACATTTATTTACACAGTGTGTGCGCGAACGGATTGTTGGACAATTGACGTTTGGCGAGATCGAGCGAGTGCGCTGAGGCGTTGGGGTTGGCGTTGCCCTTGTACGCGTTGAGGTCTTGAAACGCCGGACGCTTGTAGTCTTGCGTCCATCCACCGTTCGCGGCGTTGAATCGTCCGCTGTTGACATCCGCGCGCACTGAGGTGAGCGCGCCCCCCTGTTGGGAAGGGTGTCCTCGGACGTTCATGCGACCCGGGTTGTTCATGCGACCGGGCATCCCACGCTTGTCCTCCGGGCGCATACCCAAACGCATGAGTTCTTCGTTGGTCTTCGCCTGCTGTGCCTGCGCTGCCGGGGACACCGTGTATCCACCGTGGAACGAGTGAATACCCGGTTGAGGATTGTTGGCGTGCCAGAACGGCTTGGTGTTGGCGTCGGTCTTGAATCGCGTCGGGAGTTGGGGCACGGTCTGTCCACTGATGAAACGCTTCGCCGCACCCTTGTCCAAACCGTCCGTGCGCAAGCCCGTCTGCGAACGGTTGGTCGTGCGCTTGGTCTTCTCGTGTTCGCTCCTGATCACGGCACCGCTCACCGCCGCGCGACCGGCGGTCGGGGGCAGACGATCCGGAAGGAACGCCGTCTTCTCCGGTTTGTTGTTTTGCACGATGGAGGGTTGGGACGCGCGACCACCGGTGTTATCGAACGCCGGACCGGTACCACCTCGAAGGGTGGTGAGTCTGTACGCACCGACGTTCTCGGGCATGACCCTGAATAATTGTTGGTACCCTCCGAGCGCCGGGGTGTTCGCGTCCAAGCCCAAACCCGGACCTACCAATTGGCGCTCGACCGGGGACACGTTACCCATCCGTCCGGTGTCGTACACGCGGTTTCGCATATCGAGCGTCTCACCGCCCGAACTTCGTTTCTGCGGGGCGACGGTGGCGAAACTGCCCATTTCACGCTTACCGTTGAAATCGAATTCCAAACCGTCCTCGACCTCTATTTCTTCTTGGGGCTCTTCTTGGAGAAGCGGGGGCTCTGGGGCTTCTTGGGGCGGTTCCGATTTCTCGGACAATTGTCGTCCCGTGTAGACCAGGGCTGCCACTGCGAGGAGAGACAGGGGGTCTGCCATCTGTTACTAGTTGGCAACATAATTATTTTCTAATTTGGTACCTCTGTTCGAAGAGATCGTTCTGGAGTTCCGCGCGACTGCTCACCGGTTCGGAATCCAGCGTTCGCAAGGGGAGTTTGCAATCCACGTTCATCAACGGGTGCAATTGTTGTCTGAACGGTTCGGCGAATTTCTTGTTGAACGTCTTCGTGGACTGCGGGCGGAGTTCATCGTCCGTCTCGATGTACCGAGCCGGCGCACCCTTACCGAACATCGCGGGCGCCGTACCATACACAAACGCGTTGGGGCGGACGCCATAGTTCAAATTACTGCTTTGGGGGTAGGCGAAGAAGGAATCCGTCGCCGGTTGCGCAGGAAGCGATTCGGCATCATCCACGAGCCTGAGTCCGGGCTGGAGTTGTTGCGCCATCACCTTTGTTGTAGTACGCGATTTTATTTTTTATCGACGAGCACCGCTCATGTGCAACCCACCGAACGCTTCCAACTGAACACCTCTCATGTCGGGACTGCACGTCGACGGGTGTGAACGACACATCGGACCGCCCTTGCTTCCGTAGAGCGCCTCCGCGAACGCGGTCTGGTCACCCGGGATGCTGCTCACGGGCGCAGTGACGAATTGGCGCGCGGCAAATCGCTTCTGGTATTCCGGGAGCGGCGTTCTGCTGCGTCCGGGACCGAACTTGAACGTGTCGTCCATCATTCTGTCCACGAACGGTTTCACGGTGGGGTAGTAGCACGCCGGTTTGCGATTGGGCTTGTCGGTGTATTCGTGCAACATCACGTTCTGCATCGGGTTTTCGGGGGTCGGCATCTCGCACGCGAAATGGTCGTTCTCACCGGCTTGCGTCGGGTGTCCCACGGGACTGGTGACCATGTCGTTCCTGAACATGACGTACAACACCCCCAAACACGTCGCCCCGAGGACGAACACCCTGACGTCTCTTCGAATAAGGTAGAGGACACACGTCGCGTATATGATGAATCGGCTGGCGGCATTCACTCGGTCGGCTGGGTGCTGACTGGAGTTTGGCCAAAATTGGGACACGCGGTCGGCTCGCACAATTTCCTTAGGTGACTCGAACCAAGTAGTCATATTACAATGGACAAAGATTTAATTATTGGGGAGGGTTCATCATCCCTCCGAGCATGTTACTCATCGCTTTCATCAACGCATCCTGGTCGAGTCCACCCTCACCGTCTTCGATTTTCGAAGCACAGTCTTTGGCGATGTTTTCGATCGCCGCCAGCGTGTCCGACGGAATGCTGATGATCGTGGTGCCGAGCATGTAGAGCGTGGACAGATATTGCCAGATGCACCCCTTCGAATGTTCGCTGATGGTCGACCAATTCTTGGAGAGATTGAGATCCTTCAAGTACTCGCTCTTTTCCAGTTCCTGGAACAAGGATTCGTCCTTGGAGGTGACGAGCCCGACGTACGGCGCGATGCCGTTCATGTACGTCTCGACGCACTTTTTAGGGTTGGTGCTTTTGAGAAGATCGAACTGGGTCATGAATTTCTTGATGCCCTTCTCGTTCGGGAAGAGGTTGGACATTTCGCCGAGAAAATCCTCCATCATCTGCACAAACGCACCAACAGATGCCATGGTGTGTGGTGTTGTGGTGTTAATTTGTTGTAAGTCTTTAAGTTCAGAAAGGTTCCGTGCTGATGGTTTCCTTCGCCCCGATACCCTGACTGACGATAAAATACACGAGGAGGGCGACGAGCACCGCGGGTTTCGTGTACTGGTGCGTCTGAAGCACACCTTCGTTGTTCATCCGCGCTTTGACGTGAATGTAAGCAGCCGTGATAAGACCGCCGATGATCGCCGCGGACATCGGGTCGCGAAGAGCCTCGCTAAGTTGTTCCATTACATGTAGTTGGGATTTTTTACTCGAGCGTCCGGGGCGTCGTCGAACAGCGACTGAGGCGTGCCCTCGGGTAACGGCTCTGTCGGCGCGGGTGGCAACGGGTCTGGCAAAGGATCTTCAACCGGTTCACTCGCGGGCACCGGTTCCTCTTCATCGGGTGGCACCCCTTGAATGTCTTTGAATTCCTGCAGCGTGGGCGGTGCGTTCACGGGTGGTACCGGTTCGGCGGCGATGGGTTCGGGGATGGGTTCGGGGACCGGTTCGGGCACCGGTTCGTCCTCGACCTCCTCTGGGTCTTCGTCCTGAATCTCACCGTTCAGATCGATCTCGCGATCGGCGCTCGCCGTGTCGTTTTGCATGTACGTGCTCAGAATCTGTTGCACCGGTAACAGATCTTTGATGGTCTCCTCGATCGCGACCGTGTATCGCTTGGTGAGTTGATCATCGCGGTCGTACTCACTCATCTGTTCATGATAGATGTACGGATCGCGGTACAGATTCTTCGCACACGCGTTCAACACGCTTTGGACGAACACCTCCTCGGTTGGCACCTTGACCGAAATCTTCTTCCCAGACTCCGGGCGAAGACGCACGGAGGAGAGGATCTTCACACTGGACACGAACACCGCGGCGAGGAGATCGTTGAACCAACTGCACCGCGCCGTGATTTCAGACGCGTGTTTTTGGGACATGCTCGAACTGAAATTCGGAACCTCCTTCAAATACTTTTGAAACATGATGAGCGGCTTGCGGTTCTTGGATTCGCGCACAGCCTCCTCGTACATGTCTTGGAACGTCGTGATCAAATGGGGAATCATAATCAAACACAATTGGTTCGTGTACTCGCGCTTCGCCTCGACGAGCACGTTGATGTCCATTTTTACTGTGGGTGTACAGATAAAAAATCCTGCGTTCACGCGTTCCTCCACTGATTCGCCACCTTGCGCAGATTCATGAGCGATGGGTATTCCGTATCGTCGTCGTCCACGACTTTCTTTACCGTTTTCTTTTTCCGAACGTCCCAGGACACGATCAAATCCGCCGTCGTCACGACCTGAACGTGAAACCCTCCTCTGGTGAATTGTCTCTGCATGTATCTCGTCGCCGCCTCGACGTCGAAGGGTGGATACCCGACGACGAACGCCGGCGTTCGAAGCACTATACTCTTCTGTCCCATTTCGACCGCACGGCGTATCTTCCGCTCGAACTGGGCGTATATGTCCTTGTACAACTCCTTCTTCAACTGGAGTTTCTTCTCGTCGAGTTTACGAATCTCGTCCAAGAGCATTATTATTGAATGACTTTATTTTTGACTTGATCTAACTCACTCCGCAGGTTCGCGTCGGACATGTCCTGAACGAGTTCAAAATCCAGGAATTCCGCCCCCGATCCAGAGGTGTTTTCGAACGCACCCACTTTCGAGGGCGATTCCGAACTGAGCGGTTGCGATCGAAGCGACACGACCGTGGCGGTGTCACCCTTCCAAACGAGCGTCGCCGCGACGGAGAACGCGTACGGGAACCCACCGGTCTCGACGCACATGAATTGCACCTTGTACACGTTGTTGTTACCGGTGTAATATTTCAACGCCGTGGTCTCGATGATGTTACAGCACGCACCCGTGCGGTTTTGAATCTCCGCCAAGGTCTTCATCACGAGTTCGTTCATGATATCGTTCGTCACCTTGGCTTCGGTCTCGCGAAGGGACGACACGTTGTACGCGGGATCCTTGAACCTGATGTGTTCCCGCTTTTGGTGTCCGGCGAACCCGAACATCTCTCGATAGTTCTCCGTCCTGGGTTTCATGGTGGTGAGCGCGTACACAACGAGCACGATGAGTGCAATGACCCACCAATTCATTATAACCTAACGCGTGAAATTTTTTTGAGAAAATCTCAATCGATATACCAGAGCACAGAATGTCACTCCTCATCTACAGTCCAAAGTGTGACCACTGCAAAGACATCATCGAGTTCATTCAAAAAAATCCAGCACTCAAATCTCTGGTGAGTTACCACAACATTCACACCCAACCCATTCCCCAACACTACAGAAATCAGATCAATCGCGTGCCGACCCTTCTGACGAAGAACCAAAAATTCTTGGTCGGTCAGGAAATCAAGGCGTGGTTGCGAAGCCTGCTACCACCCGACGAGATCTCGAACTGTTCGCTCAAGGGTACGTGCGGCGTGAGCATCGACGGTGGCGAGGAGGAGGGTGACTTGTTTTCTCTGGACGATTACGGCACGTCCCTGGCGGCACCTATGACACCAGAGATTGAGGCAAAAATTCAAAAGCAAGTTCAAGCCTCGCAGTACCAGACATAAAGAAAACGGTCGCATCCAAATGTAGGAATCATGCCCTTGCGTCTGACCACCGTTCAGGCGAGCGCTTTCAAATCGACCTTCGAGACGTTGAAGGACATCTTGAACGATGTCAACATCATGTTCCGTCCGTCGGGTATGTTCATCACGTGCCTCGACACGGCGAGGACGTCGCTCATAGACCTTCAACTACACGCCTCGAATTTCGAAGAGTACGCATGTGATGAAGAGGAAATAGTCGCCGGTGTGAACATCGCGAACTGTTTCAAACTGTTGAAGACCATCTCGTCGAACGATGTGTTGAAACTCGCCATCGACAACAAAGAATTTCTCAACATCACGATTGAGTCCCAAGACAAGAAGAGCAAGACCGAGTTCGCGTTGAAACTCTTGGACATCAACGAATCCAGGATCACGCTTCCGGAAATCGCCATGAACATCATCACCACACTCCCGAGCGTGGATTTTCAGCGACTGCTCCGAGACATGAATCACGTGTCGAGTGGGGAGATCGTCATCACTCGCGAGAAAAACCACATCCGGTTCCAGTGTGAGGGCGATTTCGCGTCCCAAGACACCGAGATCGAGACCGTGGAGACGATCGATGAAAAACTGACTGGACTTTTCTCCCTCAAGTATTTGAACATTTTCGCCAAGAGCGCGAGCATGTGCAGTTCGATGCAACTCATGCAGGAAAAGGAAAATCGGTTTTTGAAAATTGTGTATAATGTGGCGTGTCTTGGTTCATTATCGTTCTACTTGGCTAGCAAAATCGCATCAGATGAGTAGTGTCGTCGGTGAGCGTCGAAGAGATCGAATGCTGACCGATAGCGTTTGTAAGTTTAATTTTGGGATACTCTTTACTCAACGTGTCTTCGTCGAAAAATAACACGTCGCGAATCGCCACGCGTTGGTCGTGGAAATTGTTTCTCGGTCCGGCGACTCGGGAGATCTTGGTCGTCACGTCTCGAACCGGTTTGTCGTCGTGGTCGAGTAAAACCGCTCGAAGGATCGGAAGGGTGAACATCATGCTCCCCTTCGTGTCTTCCGGTGGAAACGTGAAATTGATGTCATCGGTGATGAACGTGTACTTACGCCCGCGGTACCAGTACTTGATTCTGACCAAAAGTTTAGTCACGCACTGGGGCACGACCGTGTCGTGGTACTGTTTTCCTCGAACGTCCGAGTACAGCGCGTCGAGGGTCATCCAGTGGCGACTCTCGCGGTGCCAAAACTCGTCGTCGATCTCATACTTGAGTGACGGATCGACGTAATACTCGAGGTCCTCGCGGTAAATCTCATAATCCCGTGGGGTCGTCAGACGACGGTAGATACCCCATGCGTAGGTTAAAAGATTTACGAGCATTTACTTTAACATGAATGGGAATTTTTTAACCTCCTACGACAGGAAGATCGCCGAGTACCGCGACCTGATCGAGAAGGACCCAGTCAATAAGAAGGCGCACGAAGATGCCATGAGTGAGTACATCATCAAGTGCATGCCTTTCATGAAGGCGTACGCCGACGACGACGAGGAAGAGACCGGGACGACGAACGAAGATAACATCTTCAACGTCACCGAGACCCGAGGGTTGCAAAGGAAGGACATCTATCTGGATTACCTGGTCGAGGTCGAGAATGAAAATCTACCGCGACCGGTGGAGAAAGTGCGCGATCAGTGTCCGAGGTGCGAGGACGATCCAGAGAGTAAACTCGTGTGGTTCCCGGACACGAGTGAGTTGGTGTGTGAAAAGTGTGGGATCGTGTGTAAGCAGCAACTCATCAGCGAGGAACTGACGTTCAGGGAGGAACAGGAAACGTCGAAGATCGTCGTGTATTCGTACAAACGTCAGAACCATTTCAACGAATACATCTCCGCGTTCCAAGCGCAGGAGCAGACGCGCATACCCGACGAAGTCATCGACGCCGTGCGAGCCGAACTGAAGAAGATGAAAATCAACTCGTGCGAGGAAATCACACAGACGCGGGTGAGGGCGATCCTGAAAAAGTGTCGGTACAACAAATATTTCGAACACGTCCCGACCATCTGTAGCATGATAACCGGCGTCCAACCACCCAAGTTGAGTCAGCAGTTGGAGGAACAGTTGAGACAGATGTTCGCCCTGATTCAAGAACCGTTCGATCGCCACGTGGCGAAGGTGGCACCCAACAGGAAGAATTTTTTGAGTTACTCGTTCGTGACCTACAAGTGTTTGGAACTCCTCGAGGAGGATCACCTGTTGCCGTACTTTAGCCTGTTGAAGAGCCGGGAGAAACTGACCGTGCAGGACAAAATTTGGGAACGCATATGCGCTGACCTTCAGTGGCAATACGTGCCAACCTGTTAAAGAATAGGCTCGCGAATTGTAGTAATGGACAAATATACCGCATATTGCGTACAAGAGGCAAAATTCCACATGAGACGCGCGGAGGAGATCCTCACCGAAGGACTCGCCGACCCCGAGAAATTTTACATCGAAAACAACAAGGAGTGGAGGGATATCATTCGAGTGTTCCCGTTCTTGATACTCGCATGTAACGCCCGACGCGAGGAAGAGGAGCGAGAGCGCGCCAAGTCGTTGTAAATTGTAATATCAGGAGAATGTAACAGATGAGCACGTTCGAGACTCGACTCGTCGATAATGGACGCTATAGGGTTCACGTGATTCGCGACGATCTGTACATAGGGCGCACGATCGCCGCGGGACACGAGTGGGACGGGTGGATGCGACGAGACATGCTGATGCATTACAAACCGGGCACGGACATACTCGACATTGGGGCGAACATTGGGTACAACACGTTGATGTTCTCCGACTACGGTCCGGTCCACTCGTTCGAACCAGTGTTCCACGAGATCGTGAGCAAGAACGTGAAGGCAAATCCCAACCTCAGACACGACGTCACCGTGCACCCGATCGCCCTCTCGTCGGAGAAGGGTGAGTGCATGCTTCACCTCCCACCGAAAGAACACGGCATGATGAACTATGGTGGGACGTCACTGGTCAATTATGGCACGGACGCGGAGCCCATCCCAGCCACGCGCGACCGACTGGACGACGTGTACCACGGGACACCCTCCATCGTGAAGATCGACGTCGAACATCACGAGATGGAGGTCCTCTTGGGTGCGGTGAAGACACTCGAGAAACACAAACCCACGCTCATCATCGAGATTCATGGGTACGACCAAAGTCCCATCCCGAAATTTCTCGAACAGTTCGGGTATTGTCGACCGAAGAAATACTTGGGTGGCATGAATTTCGATCCTGGAAGCCCCGAACCGAGACCCGAACACATGTGGGTGTTCACGACGGCAGCAGTGTGACCGTCTTCACGTCCAACTCCTTCGTCCCGAAATTGATGACGTGCGCCTTGGTCAAACCCAAGAGTCTCAGGTACTGACACGCCTGCGTCTCCGCCGCGTCCGTGAGTTTCGCCACCGCCTTGAATTCCAACACCAGTTCGGAATTCACGATGATGTCCGCTCGCAAATTCCCGACCGTGTGCCCTTCGAAACAGATGGGCACGATCCTTTCAGATTCGTAGGGTATGCCTTCCTTGCGCAACAACACCTCCATGCAGTTATGGTACACGCGTTCGCTGTATCCGGGACCGAGTTCGTTCCATATGGTCTGCGCGAGGGCTCGAATATCCATTGGTTTTACAAATCATCATTTTTTTAAGGGGTCATACGGGTGAGTGTGCACCCACAGATTGGCGATCCATTTCTCACCACTGACCACGGGTGTGCCCGCGTGAAGGGCACCCTTCGCTATCATGCCGTAATTATCCAGTGTGTCGAACAGTAACACGTCACCCTGTCTCAGTTTGAATTTTTTGTCGAGGTTGGGGAACGAGGTCTCACCACCCTCGTACCCATCGTTCAAGCCTATGATGAACGTGTACATGCGACGATTGGTCGTCTCCTGGAACGCGTCTTGGTGTGGTTTGTAGAACCCCCCGGGTTTGTACCGCACGACTTGCAATTGCTCGCAATTTTGAAACGGTCGGTCGCAGTCCCTGAGCAGTCGACGACACACCCGATCGATCACCACGTCGTCCGTGTCCAGCCACGCCGTGTCGCTCTGACGCACCTTGCCATCTTTCACACTCGTGAGGGCGACGGTGGAGGGTTTCAATTTTTCACGGGCTTTGTCCATGATGTATTCGCACTCGCGACGCGACACCGCGGATTTGCGCACCACGGGGTCTCGATACTTGGGTATCATCAACGCGATGAGGACGATGGCGGAAATGAGAAGCGCGCGCTCTTGCGTTACCATTACATACAACGACGAAATTAAAAATACAACAGTCTAGGCGTCACGCAATTGTACCTTTTCCATACACTGTTCCGCAAGAGATCGTTCGTCATGTCGACCAACGCGGTCAGTTGTTCCCACACGATATCGTGTTGCTCGGGGTGTACGACGTACTGACGAAGAAGGTCGCTCGCGCAGTTCATCAGCATCTCGAACAACTCTCGAACCTCGACGTCTTTCTGCATTTTTTTGTCAATCTGTTGAATCACCTGTCGGAATCGTTTCTCGGTGATGATGTTCGCCATGTACTGTATCCTATATCGCTGTGTGTGCCGTCGTCGCTCGTCGGTCTCGGTGGCGTTTCCTATCCAAAAGAAATACCGCTCAACCACACTCAGCATGATTCTGTACCTAACCATCATCTCGGGTGCACCCATCTCTCGAAGTTCACGAAAACTCGGTAAACCTCCGCAGGGTATGTCACCCAACTCTCGCCCTATGTTACCTTCGTTGCGCTTTTCCTCGAAAAAATGGGGGTTGTGTATGCGACCCGTCTCTATCTCACCCGTGCGCCACGAGAACGCGGTCTTGCAACCGGTACAAAACATTTGATCGCACCCACCTACTATTTTAGTGATCATCTCACCACACTTGGGACATGGTCGACTGTCTTTCTGAATCAACTGAAACGTCGATCGAGTCTCTGGATCGCACACGTGTCCCTCCGTCAACAACTGATTACACTCATCGCAGTACACTCGCTTACACAGACCACAGTAGTGATTCTTCTCGTCCTCGGGAGATATGCACATGAACCCTTTGCAGTCGGCGGTCGGACACTTTCGCGTAAACTGACGGGTGGTCTCTGACGTCAAGTTGTCGTGTTGATTTTCCAAGTTTTGGAGTTCTTCGTACATTTGATCGAATTCGCCAGCCGCTTGTCGAATCAACGCTTCGTCCGCATGCGTTCTGTTCAGGTGTACCATTTTGTCCCTCTGTGCCCACAACGCCTCTCGGAGCACTCGAATGCGAACGATCCGTTCGACGATGATTTGGGTCTCTTGGAAATATAACTGCTCGCGCAGGAACAGGCTTTCCTCTCGATGTTTGCGATACTCCGTGTTTCGGAACACCTTCGAACACCACGAGTCGACGAACTCACGAGACCATTTCGTCTTACATTTCATGCAGTGAGCGTCGTCGTGGGTCGAGAGCAAATAGGTCTGTGCACATCGTCGACAACACTCGTGATTGCATTTCGAGCATGTCAGTTTTCTGTGAAAAGTCGAATTGTACTTTTCACAGCAAACATCGCAGGTTTGCATTATTTTTTATAATAAGACACGTGTCTTTAACCGTCCGTTTCGACGTCGACAATCTCCCGTTCAATCGAGGAACCCCTGTCTCTCGATGAAAAAGTATCCCACTCGCTTTTCATTTGGGACACGAGGTCTGGCTTCTCCCAACCATTTTGTATACCCATACGCTTCTGTTGTTCGATGATGATGTTCGCCGACGAATCCAACATGTCGTCCGTCACGAGCGTCTTTCCGACGCTTTTACTGATCAAATCTTGAATCACACTCTGAATGGCAACCGCATTCACTCGGGCTCTCTTACACGGGTCTTCGCCTTCACCATCGCACGTGATAAAGTTCTTGTTCTCGATGAGATGGAGCGCATCGTCCGTGAAGGCACGGATGCCCGTGGCGACGACCTCCGCGTCCTTCTCATCCTTGATGAATCCCTTCGCGACCTTGCGAGAGTTCTCCTGGGCGAGGATGCCGATCGCGATATCGAGCATGCATTCGATGATGGTTCCGGCGACCGTCAGTCCAGGGTTACCCGGTGCCATGTACCCTTCGTACATCTTGTATCCCTCTTCCTGGGCGTTACCGATTCGATACCTCAAGCCACGCAACTCATCTTCGAGTTCCTGTGGTTTTTGTTCGCCCTTGATTTTTCTTTTGGCGTCCATTGGCGACGAAGACTTTTTGTTCGACTTGCGAATGAAGAAAAACGCGGCGAGACATATGACCAGGAATGCAACCACTCCTCCGATGACTTTGCCCGTGCCTGAGTTGCCTTTGCCTTCCATGTTGACATGGTCATACATTTTTTTTACTTGAATCTCCAACTCTCACTCCTGGTAGGTTTCGTGTTCTTCGCCGTGGCGAAGGTGAATTTTTGATTCAGTTGTTTGCGAGTTCTGTACGATCGCATGCCACCACTGCTCATCTTTTTCTTGAGATTGTTCTGCACTCTCTTCGGTCCGGTCTTCTTTTTCTTGAGTTCGGTGAGGAGTTTTTGCTTACTCTTGTTTCCGAGATTGGACTTTTTGATGTTTTGGGCGACACTCTTCTTCGCGGCGAGACGGAGTTTACCCGCCAACTCCTTCTTCTTCGACGCGCGGTTGAGCGCCTTGGTTCCAGCCTTGGACGCCACCGGCTTCTTGTTGGGTACCGGTGCCGCCAACTGCGTGACAGTCTTCGACTTGGGCGCCTTCTTCTTCGCATTGAATTGTTTGCGCACGCTCGCCACCTTCTTACCGGTGTTCAAATCTCGGATGAATCTGGTGCGATTCTTCACCCCGATGTTCGAACCCTGGATCTCCCTCTTGAGCGCGTTTCGTTCGGCGTTCGCCTTCTTTTTAGCCGCTGCGTTCGCTTCAGCCTTCTTCTTAGCCGCTGCGTTCGCCTCCGCCTTCTTCTTAGCCGCTGCGTTCGCTTCCGCCTTCTTCTTAGCCGCTGCGTTCGCTTCAGCCTTCTTCTTAGCCGCTGCGTTCGCCTCCGCCTTCTTCTCAGCCGCGTTCGCTTCCGCCTTCTTCTTAGCCGCTGCGTTCGCTTCAGACTTCTTCTTGGCAGCCACGTTCGCTTCAGCCTTCTTCTTAGCAGCCACGTTCGCGGCATTCACATGCCTGGCGAGTTCCTGACGACGCTTTTGTACGTCATTCCTCTTTTGCATGACCCATCGAAGGTGACCACTGCGGTCCTTATTCGAGATCTTCGCACTCTGAATCTCAGATCGAAGCCTGACCTTCTCGTTGAGGAGTTTCTCGATCGCGGTCAGTGCGTTCTTGTTCTTCACCTGTCGAATGTTCGCTTGCCACGTGCGCCTGTACTGACCGAACACACCCGGAATGTTTTTGTTCACCCGTTGGACGAGTCGGGTTTTCTCCCGACCGAGTTCAGCATTTCGTTCATTGAACGTCTTGTTGCTCGCGTTTTGGAATTCATTTTTGCTTTCCCGTCGCTTCGCCGCTTCGAGTTTCAACTGTTTGCGCATGTTCACGTTCGGCTTCTTGGCGTTGTTCGGCTTGCCATTGTTATTGAAACCGGCAGTCTTCTTGAACGCATTGATGTTCACATTCTCTTCTCGACGATTACCTCGGAACGTCTTTTGCGTGCTCATGCGCGCCCGGGTCTTCGGGTCCGATTGGAGTTTCTTGAGACGTTTGTTCAACTCCACGTTATTGACCCACTTGGCTCTACGACCCGTCAACTTGGATGTCAGGTCCTTTCTGATTTCATTCGCCAACGCGTTCTTCGCCTCGGTGGTGATACCCGACGTGTTTCGAATCTTTTGTGAAATCGCCTCACCGCGCGCGGCGATGTTGAGCGTCTTGGCGTTCGACTTTCGTCCAGCCTTGTTCTCTTCCGCCTTCTTCTTCTCCTGGCGAATCCTGAGACGGTTCTCCGCCGCCTTGATCGCGACGTTCGCCGGACCACTGATGTATTTGAGTGTACCCTTCTTCGTCGACCAACCACGCCATTCCTTCACGTCGGTCGCGTTCAGGTCGGCGACCTTTTGATCCTTTTGAATCTTCGTGATGATCGGTTGCACGTTCGCCTCGAGGGTGAGTGCCGTCAGTTTCTTGTTTTCCGCCAAAAACTTTGACACGTAGGACGCGTTCGCCGGCGTCCCAGCCTTCTTCAGTTTGTTCAAGATACTCGACGTCAACTCTTTGGTCTTCGCCTTGTTCGGGGTCGCCGATCGAGTCATGCGATCGTTCGCCGCCTTCTGTCGGGCGTTGACGTAGTCAGACACTTTCGTGTATTGGATGCGTTTCTTACCACCACCTTCGGCGGCACGAATGTTCGCCAACTCGTCGTCCGCCTTGATTCGGGCGTTCAACTTGGATCGGTTCGCATTCAATTTTTGGGCGTCGAACAGTTTGTGTGCGTTGTCAGCCAGGAACGCCTCGACGTACGCCGCGTCCACCTTGATGGGACCACTCTTGGCGAGTTTGGCGATCAACTTTTTCGTGTTCTTCGTCGCTTGCTTCGCCTTCGCCTCCGTGTTCTTCTTGTCACGGTTGGCGATGCGCGCATTCATGTTACGCTTTGCGGTCGCCAGGGTCGCGTTGTAGTTTGCATTCTTGATGAACTTGATGACGGGTTTGGCTTTGCCCATAAGACCCACCTTCACGGCGGTCGCCTTGATCTTCGCCACCTCCGTGTCCTTGTTCACCTTCGCCTTCAGCGCGTTCTTGTTCACGTTACGCATGGGTTTACCGTTCGCGAACGCTTTCAGGTATGCGGTGTCAACGCCGAAATTCGTCGACAATTTTTTGAGTAGTTTCGCTTCCTCCTTGGTCAGTCGAACGGACTCCGCCTTGGCGTTCGCCGCATTCTGTTTCTTCTTCGCCTTCGCCGCGTTCGCCTCCTCCTTGTTCTCTTCCGCCTTCTTCTTCCTTTCAGTGATGACGTTGACTAGCGTCTGGGCTTTTTGTAACCTTTTGTTGTACTGACCTTCGTTCACGTACTCAAGTTCGGGTTTGGCTCGCATTAAACCAAGAAATCCTCCCTTATTACCTTTAGCGTTCGCTTCCAACTGTGCGAGTTTGATGTCCTTGGTCACTTTCGCCTTGTACGTCGCCACGTTGACCGAATTCAAATCCACTCCGGTCGCCTTCAGGTATTGGTTCAGGTATTCTTCATTACCTCCGCCTCCGTTCCCGAACAGTTTCGCCTTTTTCTTCGCCGCGGCTTGTTCCTTCGCTTTTCGTGCGAGTTCTTCGTTCGCCAACCGTTTCTTCTCCTCAGCGGCTCTCTTATCCTCTTCCGTCTTCGCCTCGCGTGCCTCCTTGTTCAACTTTTCGCGCTCCAGTGCCAATCGTCGACCCTCCTCGCCCGCCTTCTTGGCTTCCTCTTCGGTACGTGCCACCTGTCGCCTCTGCTCTGCAAGTCTCGCCAACTCTCGCTCTTTCGCAAGTTCTTCTTGGGCTTTCATGACATTGGCATTCTTCGAGACGTTCACGGGTTTCGGAGGCTTGGGAACGTTCGGAGACTTGTTCGGAGGCTTGTTCGGAGGCTTGGCGTTCGGAGGCTTGGCGTTCGGAGGCTTGGCGTTCGGTGGTTTCACACTCGGGTCGGTGCGATTTTGCTTCCCAAGTTGGTTCTGTATCGCCACCACTTGTGCCTGGACCTGCTGCTGCTGCCGTGCATTCACAGCGACCTGTTGGGACTGCAATTGTGAGAGCAATTGTTGCGAATTTTCCAACTCTTGTTGGAGTTTGCGTTGGGCGTTGTTCCATTGACGCTTCGCCGCATTGAACGCGTTTTGTAATTTTCTCTTGTTTGCATTCGACGCAGTTTTCATCAGCGCTTGCTCCGCCTTCGCCTTGGCGTTCGCCGCAGCGACTGCGTTCCGCATCGCGGTGTTCGCCTCCTTCTTCGCGGCGTTGACCTGCGCAGCAGCGCTCGCCTTGGCAGCGTTCGCATTGCTCACTGCCTTCGCCCTGGCAGCGTTCGCGGCGCTGACCCGCTCCGTGGCGTTGTTGGTCGCCTTTTTCACCGCCACGTTCGCATTGCTCACTGCCTTCGCCCTGGCAGCGTTCGC